AAACGCTATGGCGATGACGCTAAAGCAGTTATGTATGCTACAGCTACGAAACTAGCAAAAGCATAAATACTAAAGCTAGGAAAAACTATGAGATTTAACGAGCTTAAAAAATATAAGGATGGCAGAGTAGTAAAACCCCGCGATCCTAATTGGAAACAGATGCAAGATCTTAAAAAGAGTGGTGCCGCTGGATCTCATGGTGATAAAACTAAAGAAATTCCACGCAAAGCAAAATACAAAGACGAATTCACAAATGAAGATGTTCAGCACTTAACTGAACTTGCTTTCTTACCATTATTAATACCAGCATTAGCAACCGCTGTTAGAATAGGTGCTCCTCATGTGCTTAGATTCCTTGGAAAAAAGGGTGCAAAAGAAATAATTAAAAAAGGAGCTCAGAGCGGAGCAGGTGCGGCGGCTAATATAGCAAAAAATGCCAAACCACTTATTCAAAAAGGTGCAGAAGCGGCAGGTAAAGGTGCAATAAAAGTAGCACCAAAGATTGCCAAAGGTGCTGGAAGTGTAGCAAAAGGCGTAGGAAAACAAATTCTTAAACATCCTATTAAAGCTACAATATTAGGCGTAGGTGCAAAAATTTATACTGAAGTAGATGAATTATTTGATCACATCAAAGAACTTGTAGGTGATATGCTTGATAATGAAACTATCAAAGCACTTGCACAAGTGGCAGTAAAATGGGCGTTACCGGCAACGGCAATTATTGCAATCTTATACGGTGGTAAAAAACTTTATGACTATATACAAGATGAAGACGACCCCGAAGCACAACCACAAGAAGATATACAAGACGAAAGTGATGAAAATGCTCCAGCAAGACTTTTAGGAGTCGCCCAAGCTCATTTAGGCTATGGGTTAGAAATGGCTCAACACGTATTAGATGGAGATAAGTTCAAAGCTGAAAGCATGGCAAGAGTTATTGTAGACGGTTGGCCAGACGCAATTGACAAAATACATAACGTATATAAAACAAGATCAAACGGCGAAAGCATTAAAGAATTTATTGACGATCGAGTTGGAACAGTTGTAAGAACAATTAAAGGACGTAGAGTAAAAATAATACAAGCTGATCCTAAAGCTGGAGTATATAAAGTAGAATTTCAAAACGGTGACACAAAGTATATGAACCGCGATGAACTAGATCTTGAACATCCTACAGATGCATTAGGTAAAGCTACTAAAAGACGTGATTGGAAACATCCATGGGATATAGGTGAAGCAAAAGAAAAAATGTGTCCTGAAGCCTGTTGTGGTGTGCCAGTTAGCGAATGTCATTGTCCACCAGATTGTCCTCATTGTGATTGTAATGCAATTAAAGAAGATAAAGAAAAACCAACTGATAAAGAAATTAAACAAGCAAAAGGTATTGCTTTTGATAAAAGATATAAAGATGGCAATTACACTGGAGCATCAAATACTATTGAAAAACTTAAAAAAGGATTATCAAAACATCCAGACGTTGCTAACGCATTAAAAAGAGCAAACGAAGATCTTGATTCAAAATCGCATAAAGCATATTCATCAATGTGGCACAAATCAAATCCGATCGGACGTAACTGGTTAGATCCAGATGATTATGATGCCGATGCAGAAGGTACGCATATGATTACTGATACACCAACAGAAATGCACATCTATAAAGTACCTGCAAAAAATTATGACGAAGCATTTGATAAATGGCTAGATGGCAAAAATAGTGATAGAGTTCAAGACCACGAATTTTATGATTCAACTAAAGACTACTCAAGCGAACACCAATATTGGGGACGTATTGATCCATCAAATGATGAAATGAATTGGCCAGATCATCCTAGTAATAGAGATCCAGAAGATGACGACTGGACAGATGATGATGAAAAAGAATTTGGTACTGCCGCACGTGATCTAACAAATGTTCCAGGACGTGAATATGATGACGATGATGAAGAAGAAGCAAAAACATTATCAAAAGATAAAAAGGAAGCATTTATGTCTGAAGAAAAATTTGGCGTTACAGATTTAGAAGACTATAGAGAAAAAATGAAAACTCTTTATAGTTTAGAACGCTATATGAAAAGCGATCCGGAACTTGCTGATGAAGTAAGACGTAGATATAGAGAATTAGCAACGTGGAAAGTTAATTATGATAAAGAAAACGCTGAAAATTATGAATCACAAATATATGATGGTATGAAAGAAATAGGCGAAACAGCTACAGCTGGTTCAACTAGTGCTGGTGCTATTGCTACAGTGGCTAATCCTGTAATTGCTAAACATAAACCTGCAAAAAAAGGTAAATTTGGAGCTCCTAAGGCACCACAAAAAAAGAAGGCTGATGGTACAGCCGTAAATGCATTAGACATGAGTAATAATTTAATGGGTGGCGGCGCAGTTAAACGCTAAATACAGTAAGGATAATACTATGCGAGAAAAAGAAATTATAAAACAAGAAGTTGAATTAGAAGAGGATATGGTTGTTAGAATAAAAAATATTAAAATGCCACCAAATACTGGTGGTGAGGTGCCTAACTCTATTATAGTTAATGTACCAGCAGGTAAGGATCCAAAAGAAGTTGGCCGTGGAATTTTAAAGAGAATGACAGGTAAAGTACCAACTAGTTTTGATGTAGTTAAAGAAACATTAAAACCAGTAGAAGATAAAGAAGAAGTTCAAGAAAACTTAGGTGACTTAGCTCATAAAGTTGAGCAAGATCATGAAATCCAACTCGCTAGAGGCGAGTTATATAAAGCCGCAAAATATTCTATTAAACTTCATGACATGCTTAAAGGTATGAGTGAAGCAGAAGGATTAGACGGTTGGGTATCAGCTAAAATTACTAAAGCATCTGACTATCTTGGTACTGTTTTCCATCATTTAGATTACCAAACAAAATTTGACGAAGTATCAGAGTCTACATGTAATTGTAGCTGTGGTAAAGAAATCTGTGAAAGTTGTGGTAAAACTCATAAAAAGAAAAAAGTTAAAGAAGAAACTAAGTTTACTTCACAACAAATCAAACAAGCATACGGAATTGCAAATGACCCTAGATACAAACAAGGTAACTATTCAGGTGCAGTTAAGGCTATTGAAAAACTTGCAAAAGGGTTATCAAGCCATCCAGATGTACAAAAAGTTTTAAAAAGAACTAACGAAGGTGGAATGCCAACAAGCGTTATTAAGAACAAACAGAAATACGCTGACATGTCTGACAAAGAATTAGCAAGTCATTTTAAAGGTAAAGATGAAAAAACTCTAAAACAAATGGCGTGGAGACACGGTTATGGTAAGATGAGTTCTCACTATGTAGATAGGGTTAAAAACGAAACATATAAAGACCAACTACAAACTAAATTAGAAGCGAAAAAAAATGAAAATTAGAGATCTTATTGAAGGACCGGGCTGGGACGCTTTTAAAAAAGGTGCAGGAGCTGGGTTTGATAAATTTAATAAAGGCCTCGGTAAAGCCTCTGGAAGAGATATGACTGTAGAACCAGCTACTGGTACTGATATAGCAGGACCAACAAAAGCAGGCTGGACTGGCAAAGCCGCAGAGCCTAAAGATGATAAGACAAAAGAAGTTGATTTAGAAAAACAAAACGCATTATTAAAAAAACAAATACTAATATTACAAAAACAACTTAAAAAGCTGGAGGGCTAGATGTTTTTAACAATTGGCTTTATTATAGGATTCGTAGCAGGTTGGTATATAAACGAAAAATTTGAAGACTTGCAAGAACTTCTTACTAAATTTAAATTCTGGAAAAAGTAAATGAGATTTCAACAATTTGAAAGAGATGCTTTAATTAATTACGGTAAGAAGCACGGCTACATTACTGAAGGTATGTCTGACGAAGAAATAAATGAAATATTACCTGCACTTGCTGGCATAGGAAGAATGGCGGCGAAGGGTGCAGGAGCAGTAGCAAAAGGTGTTGGTAAAGTAGGAGCCAAAGCGGCAAAGGCTGGAGGCAAGTTAGCTGTTAAAGGAGCTAAAGCAGGAGCTAAGGCGGCTGGTAAGTTAGCTGTTAAAGGAGCTAAAGCAGGAGCTAAGGCGGCTGGTCAAGGAGCCAAAGCGGCTGGACGTGGAATTGCTCAAGGAGCCAAAGCCGTTGGACAAGCTGTTGACGCCGCAGGCGGAGTTGGAGCAATTGCACAACAGGCAGGCGCGGCAGTTGGACAAGGTGTTGATAAAGTTAAAGGTGTAGCACAACAGGCGGCACAAGGTTTTAAACAACAACAAGCACAAACACCAGCACAAGAAATTCCACCAGGATCAGATCAAGCACCAATAGATCCAAAAGCAACAGCCAAAGTTGCACAAAGAGCCACAGCACTAAAAAGTGTAGCTGGCGGTTCAGCAAGTGGCGGTATGGTTGCTAAAGGAATGGATAAAGTTGCCTCAGGAAGTACATTACCTCCTAATTTAATAAAAGCAATAGCACCTTATACACAAAGCATTCAAAAGATGATGCAAGATCCTCAATTATTTTCTAAATTTAAACTATTAATGAAACAAGCTAACGCCGGGCAATAAGCCGGAAGGCATATCTAAGAACCTTAGCAGTACATAAGTATTGTTATGCAAGATTTTAGAATAGAACAACTATCATTTACTGAACAATTTGATGTGTATACTAATGTATACTCAAAAGCAACAGAAGTGAAAGAACATCTCACCCAACTTATTAAACAAGAAGGCGATAAACAGTACAGAAGAACAAATGTTCAAGCGAACATGACATCGTGGGACATGTTTTCAAATAAAGACTTTATTCCTATAATTGATTGGGTAATTGAAACTTTAAAACTAAGCGACACACCGTCTGCACCAAAAGACACAACAAAACTTTATTGTGTTGATTGCTGGGGTGCTAATTATAAAACAGGCGACTATACTAACCCTCATGCTCATTGGCCAGCACAATGGGGTTTCGTATATTATGTTGATGCTTGTCCAAAATGTGCTCCATTGGTATTTCCAGGAGCAGGAAAAGCCATCAAACCAAATACAGGATTAGTTATAATTTTTCCTGGACCAATATCACATTCTGTACCAAAACACGAATGCGATCATAATAGAATTTGTATAGCTGGAAATATTGCATATAAATTAGAGAAAGCTAATCCAAAAAAAATTGCAGAAAACACTTGACATTAGACAAGAAAACAAGTATAATATACTAATAACCTGGAGGTAAAACATGAGTGACCGCACATACGGCCCCGAAGAGAAAGACAAATTAACAAGACTAGTAAATGAAGGCGCAACAGTTCTACAAGAAATTGAAGATCTTAATGCCGGACTAAAAGATACTGTCAAAGCAGTAGCAGAAGAATTAGATATGAAACCATCTCTTATTACTAAAGCAATTAAAATTGCTCATAAAGGAGATTGGTTAGCGACTGCTGATGCATTTGACGACTTAGAAACTTTAGTTGCTACGGTTGGCAAAGACAAACTGTGATATTTCGAATACAAAACTTTTTTAAAGAATCTTATAGATTAAGTCCTACAGCATTTTATTGTGAAATGATTGAGGCAAGTTTATTAATTAGTGCAAGTGCAATTCTTACATTTACTGTACTAGATCCAGCAACCAAGATTTTTATACCAATGTACTTTATTGGATCAATTTTTGGTATTATAAGTGCAGTCATTAGACGAGCGGCATTTGTTATTATATTGTGTTCATGGTTTACTCTTATGAATGCTATAGCACTTTGGAAATTATTTTTATGACAATCTATATGGTAGACATAGACGGTACAATATGTTATACTGATGGTAACAAATATAAAGAAAGTAAACCTAAACAAGCTAGAATAGAGTATTTAAATGAACTATTTGATAAAGGCGATGAAATACATTACTGGACAGCCAGGGGTGCAAAGTCTGGAATAGATTGGATAGAGTTTACTAAAGAACAATTAAAAGGCTGGGGAGTAAAGTTTACTTCTGTAAAAACATGCAAACCACATTACGATTTATGGATAGATGATAAGGCAACAAGTGATAATGATTATTTTTGGCACGGTCCTAAGGGCCTACGTAGATAAAGGAGTATTAAATGAGTTACGTTGATGCTCTATTTGATAGAAATGCAGATATTCTTCGTGTTGTAGAACGCAAAGAAGGTAAAAGGCATTTTACTGAATACCCTATTAAGTATACATTCTTTTACAAAGACCCACGTGGCAAGTATAAAAGCATTTATGGTGATCCTTTAAATAGAATTGTTTCAAAGTCTACTAAAGACTTCCGTAAAGAACTTGCAATTAACAATACAAAACAATTATTTGAAAGTGATATTAATCCTATCTTTCAATGTTTAAGCGAAAACTATCTTAACGTTGATGCTCCGAAACTTAATGTAGCATTTTTTGATATTGAAACAGATTTTGATCCTGAACGTGGCTTTGCTGATCCTAGTGAGCCGTTTATGCCTATAACTGCAATTAGTGTACATCTACAATGGATGAATACTCTTGTTACTTTAGCAGTTCCTCCGAAAACACTTACAATGGAAGAAGCTAAAGAACAAACAAAGGAATTCCCTAATACACATTTATTCGAAAAAGAAGGAGATATGTTAAAAACATTTCTTGACTTAATCGAAGATGCTGATATTCTTACTGGTTGGAATAGCGAAGGATATGATATTCCATATACAGTTAATAGAGTAAGCAGAGTATTAAGCAAAGATGATACAAGACGTTTTTGTCTTTGGGGACAATTGCCTAAGAAACGTGAATACGAAAAATACGGTAAAAAAGCTGAAACCTATGACTTAATAGGTAGAGTACATTTAGATAGTTTAGAATTATATCGTAAATATACGTATGAAGAAAGACACACATACAGACTTGATGCTATTGGCGAAACTGAGATCGGTGAGCAAAAAACTGTTTACGAAGGTACGCTCGATCAACTTTATAACAATGACTTCAAGACATTCATTGAATACAACAGACAAGATGTTGCATTACTGGACAAGCTGGACCAAAAACTAAAGTTTATTGATTTATCAAATGAACTAGCACACGCAAATACTGTTTTGCTACAGACTACAATGGGTGCCGTTGCAGTTACAGAACAAGCAATTATTAACGAAGCTCATGGCAGAGGTCTACAAGTTCCTAATAGAATTAAACGTGAACCAGGTAGTGAACCAGCCGCTGGTGCCTATGTTGCATTTCCTAAGAAAGGTTTACATAAGTGGATTGGTTCAATGGACTTAAATTCACTATATCCATCTGTTATTAGAGCATTGAATATGGATCCTGCAACTATAGTAGGACAACTAAGACCATCTGATACAGATGCAATGGTTGAAGAAGCAATGACACTACAGAAAAAATCGTTTGCAGGTGCTTGGGAAGGACGATTTGGTACACTAGAGTATGATGCTGTAATGGAGCAACGCAAAGAGGTTGATATTACTGTTGATTGGGAAAATGGTGACGAACAACTAATGAGTGCGGCCGAAGTATATAATGTTATTTTTAATTCGCGAAATCCGTGGATGTTATCTGCTAATGGAACTATTTTAACAACTGAATTTGACGGTGTTATTCCTGGATTGCTAAAACGTTGGTATGCAGAACGTAAAGAATTACAAGCAATGAAGGGGAAAGCCATTGAAGCTGGTAATAAAATAGAAATAGCATTCTGGGATAAACGACAACTTGTTAAGAAGATTAACCTAAATAGTTTATATGGTGCAATACTAAATCCTGGTTGTAGATTCTTTGACAAACGTATTGGTCAATCAACTACACTTACTGGTAGGCAAATTGCAAAACATATGAGTGCTGAATGTAATAAAGTAATCACAGGCGAATACGATCACGTTGGTGATGCAGTAATTTATGGTGATACAGATTCTGTATACT